AATTTACCAAACACGGCAAGTTCCTTAGTTGGTAAAAACGGTATTCTTTTTGATTCTAGGCCAGTTGGAAATTACCTAACCGGGGTTCAACCAACAGAGCAGCAACTCAGCGCTATCCAAAACTTAGTTAACGATTCTGGTTTTGGTGCAAGGTTTGGGGTTACTGCAACCAACAGAGGCGTAAATGTTTTCCCGTATCAGGCAGACGCTTTAGATGAACAGGCAGTCCGCGCCTTAAATAAACTTGCGCCAAAAATACAAGAAATATTTCCTTCTTCGGCAATGAAGGCAATCAACACATTGGACTATCAGCCTGGCGTAACTGCAAACAGGTTTACTGGTGAGGCAACGTCTGGATTTCTTGAGCAGGCTGCAAAAGAAAATCCAGCAATTGCATTAAATTTAAGTGAGTCTGAAGCGATTAGAAATAAAATCATAGCTAATATGCAGCGAGATGCTGCTTATAGTGATTTTCCTCAAGACGTTCAAAATACTCGAAAATTTTTAAGTGAGGCTGATTGGGCAAAAGCAGTTCAAATGATTCGACAAGGTACGAAACCCGCGGCGGCACTTGCAGCAATGGGATATTCACTTAACTCAATGGCAGGCCAAGATCAAACGCCAATTAATCCAATGTACACAGACCCCTTCGGTAATACAATAACCGATACAACGAGGTAATATATGGATCAAAACGATTTTGAAGAACCGACAGAGAACGATAAAGAGCTTACAAACTTTGTTGTTAGCCACTGTGACCGTTGGCGCGACTACCGCGACACTAATTTTCTGGATAAGTATCTGGAATATGAGCGCATATTCCGATGCGAGTGGGCTGCGGAAGACAAAACCCGTGATTCTGAGCGTTCGAGGATAGTTACACCGGCAACCCAGCAGGCCGTTGAGACTCGCCACGCTGAGATTATGGAGGCGATCTTTGGTCAGGGTGATTTCTTTGACATCAAGGACGATTTAAAGGACATTGACGGCAATCCTATGGACGTTGAGGCGCTAAAGGCGCAGTTGATGGAGGATTTCAAGGTCGATAAGATTAGAAAATCCATTGACCAGATCGAGTTGATGGCTGAAATCTACGGAACTGGCATTGGCGAGATTATTGTTAAGACCGAGAAGATATTCGAGCCTGCAACTCAAGCAATACCAGGGCAGATGCAGCAAGCGGCTATCGGGGTGGTGGAAAAAGACCGTATTGCGGTCAAGATTGTGCCGGTTAACCCTAAGAATTTCCTTTTTGATCCTAATGGGACAACGATTGATGACTGCATGGGCGTGGCAATCGAGAAGTTTGTGGGGATTCAGAAGATTGTTGAGGGTATGGAGAAGGGCATCTACCGCAAGGTGGACATTGGCACAGACTCCGATGACAATGATTTAGAGCCAACGCAGGAAGTCACGCAATACCGTGATGACAAGGTTCGGCTGCTGACGTACTACGGCTTAGTGCCACGGGAATATCTGCAAGCGGTGCAGGAGGAGGAGGTCGAGGACTTATTCCCAGAGGATTCTGTTGCTGATGAGTACAGCAACATGGTGGAGGCCATTGTTGTCATTGCCAATGAGGGGTTATTGCTCAAGGCTGAAGAAAATCCTTTCATGATGAAGGACAGGCCCATCATTGCGTACCAGGATGACACTGTGCCTAATCGACTGCTGGGCAGGGGTACGGTGGAGAAATCTTACAATATGCAAAAGGCGATTGACGCGCAAGTGCGTAGCCATTTGGATAGCCTGGCGCTGACCACCAGCCCCATGATGGGTATGGATGCAACACGGTTGCCTCGCGGTGCTAAGTTTGAGGTTAAGCCTGGCAAAGCGTTCCTTGTTAACGGCAACCCTTCCGAGATTTTGTACCCGTTCAAGTTTGGCGAAACGAGTTTAAACAATCTGAACACGGCAAAAGAGTTTGAACGGATGCTGTTGCAGGCAACGGGTACGTTGGACAGTCAAGGCATGGTCAGCAATGGCAACCGTGATGGCGCCGGGATGTCGATGGCGGTGGCAACCATCATCAAGAAGTACAAGCGGACGTTGGTGAACTTCCAAGAAGACTTCCTGATCCCGTTTATTCAAAAGGCAGCGTTCAGGTATATGCAGTTTGACCCAGAGCGTTATCCGAGCGTGGATATGCGCTTTATTCCTACCGCCACCTTGGGCATCATTGCCCGTGAGTACGAGCAGCAGCAGTTCATTGGTTTGCTTCAGACTCTGGGGCCGAATACGCCAGTATTGCCGCTGATTCTTAAAGGCATCTTAAACAACTCAAGCCTGACTAACAGGTACGAGTTGATGGCTGCATTGGATCAGATGAGCCAGCCCAATCCAGAGGCCAAGCAGATGCAGGATATGCAGCAGCAATTGGCTATGCAAGCGGCGCAGGCGCAGATTGCTGTTAACACTACGCAGGCCGAGCAGAATCGGGCAGAGGCTCAGAAGTTATCGGTGGAAACGCAGTTGATGCCGCAGGAGGTGCAGGCCAAGGTGCTGGCCTCTGCAACCAAGAATCTTCCCCAAGGTAACGAGAGCAATGAGTTTGATAAGCGCGTGAAGATTGCTGAATTGATGCTCAAAGAGGCCGACATCAAGAACAAATCCAAGATTGTTGAGCTGCAAATGGCAGAGAAGAACAATAAGGTCGCTGGTATGGAGCAAGACTTCCTTGACCAGTTGACCAGGGAGTTGAGCAATGGACGTTGAAAGCCTCGCCAAGCAACTGATACTTCAGAACATGACCCCAGAGCAGCAGAACGCTGTTTTGGAGTCAATCAAAGCATCACTAGCGCAGGCCAAAGATTTGCAAAAGCGCAAGATTGGCGAGAATGTGCAAGTTGTAGTTGAAACGCTCAAGAAACTAGAGGCGGACATTCGGGCGCGGTACGATGAAACGGGTAAGGCGATTGAGAAGCGGGTTGCGTCTATCAAGGACGGTAAGGACGGAAAGAACGGGCAGGACGGGCGCAATGGGCGTGACGGTAAGCCTGGACGTGATGGTGCAGCCGGTGCTAAAGGTCAGAGTGGTCAGGATGGCGCTAACGGGGTTGATGGTAAGGATGGCATTTCTATCAGCGATGCCCATATCGACTTTGATGGCTCATTAATTATTACTTTGTCTGATGGCAAGGTGTTAAATGTTGGTGAGGTTGTTTCGCAAGATATTGCTGAAAAAATTAACGTCATCCGCACCATGTCTACCAATGGGGCGATTGCTGTTAAAGAAGAAGGAACAACGCTTACCAGTGGTGTTAAGAGCATTAATTTTGTTGGTGCAGGAATTACAGCAACAACATCTGGTGATGATGTCACAGTCACTGTATCTAGCGGATCAGGCACTGTCACTTCGGTAGCAGCAACCGTACCGGCGTTCTTGTCTGTTGCTGGTTCACCGATTACCACTAGCGGAACATTGGCAATTAGTCTGTCTGGCACAGCATTGCCGGTAGCTAACGGCGGCACGGGTGTTACGACAAGCACAGGAACAACTAATGTTGTTTTATCAAACTCACCTGTTCTAGTGACCCCTGACTTGGGGACACCATCAGCGTTAGTTGGTACAAACATAACTGGAACGGCTACAGCATTTACCTCCAGCAATGTCACTACCAACGCCAATCTGACCGGCGATGTGACCTCTGTTGGCAACGCTTCAACGCTTGCGACTGTTAACAGCAATGTAGGTGCGTTTACAAATGCCAATATCACCGTCAATGCTAAAGGGCTGATTACTGCGGCTGCAAGCGGCTCACCTGGTGGCGTTACTTCGGTAACAGGCACAAGCCCCGTGGTGTCCTCTGGTGGGACAACACCGGCAATTAGTCTCGCAGCGGGATACGGCGACACACTCAACCCTTACGCAAGCAAGACAGCTAACTTTGTTTTGGCAGCACCTAACGGGTCTGCTGGAGTGCCAACATTTCGCGCAGTTGTTGCGGCTGACATTCCAACGCTTAATCAAAGCACTACGGGAAGTGCTGCCACCTTAACTACAGGCCGCACCATTGCAGTTACGGGCGACTTAGCTTATACCAGCCCGTCTTTTGATGGATCAGCAAACGTCACTGCTGCTGGGACACTAGCGACTGTCAATGCAAACGTAGGATCGTTCACAAACGCCAGCGTTACCGTCAACGCCAAGGGTTTGGTTACTGCTGTTTCAAATGGAACTGCTGGAGGTACTGTTACATCTGTAGCGGCAACAGTTCCTGCATTCTTATCGATTACTGGTTCTCCTGTAACAACAAGTGGAACTCTAGCAATTGGTTTGTCAGGCACTGCACTGCCGGTAGCAAATGGCGGTACAGGCGTTACCACTTCAACAGGTTCTGAGTCAATGTTAGGGGTGGTGAGAGTGGGGGTTGTTCTTAGAAAAGTATTCCCAG